TCGCTACTTTCATTGCACTCTGGTCAACGACCTTCTGTTCATCATCACCAAGAATGGTTTCGGTTGCTTCTCGATAACGCTTAAATGCACTCTCGCTCAAAGCGTATGCACTTGCAATTCCAGCCAGGCGTTTTGCGCTAATTCGGTTCGATGCTACAATGCAGGCAACAGATGCTGCGGTCATAGTAGCCGTTGGAATATAGAGCTTCCACGTTTCTTTTACAACGTCAAATTTTGTCTCAGGTTCTTTTTCTCTCACAATCTCGCAAGCTTTAATCGTAGCTTTTCCACACATAACAACACTGCCGATTGCACCTGCTGCCCCACAAATTGTCAAAATCATAGGGGCATTTTTTACGATAGCTTTTTCGGCAATTTTACTAGCAGCTTTGATAGAAGCCATATTGAATTTCATGATAATATTCTCCTTTTTTATAAAAAAGTAAGACCCTATGTTTCCATAGAGTCTTAAAATAAACCTTAGTTTTCTTTAGATTCGTCTTCTACTTCTTCAAGACTTGCACAGTTGTTCGGGTCATAAATGATGGTTTCTTCGTCCTCGTCAACCGCTTTATGTCGATTCAGCAGTGCGCCGGCACAAACACCAGCAAGCAATGCTCCAATCACGATAAAACCAGTTTTACCAAAAGACTTCTTTTTCATTTCATCTTTCTCCTCGCAATCTTCTTCAATTTTCTTGATTTCTTCAGTAGCCATAACATAATCTCCTTTCAAATTGTTAAGGTTTCCATTATATAGCTTGATTATTTCGCGTAAAAAAATAAGAGCCATCGTTTAAAACAGCTCTTATTTCAGAATTACTTCTTTTCAGCCTTACCTTTCCAGTAATAACACAATGCAAGCAATGGCAGATACCAGAATACAGCGCAATCAATCAACCCATCGATGCAACCCAAACCAAACGCTTTTGCGTAGGCATGTTTGTCAGTCTCAGGATTGAGTTTATTCATTGTTTTCTCAGACCAATCCCATACCGTGTGAATAATACTAGTCATAATAAATAACCTCCTAAATTTCATTCTTCATTATAGGAGCTGATTATTTCGCGCTAAAAAGAAAAGACTCTGCGAACAGCAAAGTCTAATCTTTTTCTAACTGGTTTCTTAGAAAATCCACCGCAGGAAATTTCGAATCGCGTTTAACACCCATTTGGCACCACAAATAAATGCACCAAACAGAGCGATCAAGCCCAATGCAAAAATCACCATAATCAGTAAAAATTCCATAAGTATAACCTCCTATAATTAGTTTTCATCATAGGCAATGATTATTTCGCGTGTAAAAAGCAAGAGCCTATGTTTCCATAAGCTCTATATTTTTAGCAGGGGCCAATCCCCATTAGAAGCACCGCACACGTTACAATAATCATAATAGACATAAATAGTCCTCCTATATATTAAAACCGTGTAGTTTTATTCTTCATTATAGGAGCTGAATTTTTCGCGTGTTTTGTTGTCAGATATCTTTTCGGTCAAATACCGTTTCCCATCGTTCCTTTCTCATTGGTTTCATTCTAAGTGCCCACATAAGCTGCCGAACATTTACCGTTGGGTATAAGCCGCTTTGTTCTATTCCACTCATTTGATTGAAATACTTTTTGAATCCGGGCTGAATGTAGATCTCATCAATAAGCCATGGATCAATTTCAGTCCAATAAGTGGTCTTCGTTTCAGGGTTAAACCGCTGCTGAATCACCGCTAAACCGTAATCTTTTATTTTATAAAGGGTGCATTTTGAGTATAATGGATGATTACAGGCATAGGTCTTTGCAAACATTGCTTTCCAAAAGTCTGGTTTCTCGTAATAATATCTCATAGTAAATAAAAAGCCCCCTGAACATTTTGCTCAGAGGGCATAGCGTGAAGTGTTTAATTGTTTGTGCTCAATTCCAGTAGCTTCTTGTTAATGTCTAGTTGTGCATTGATATAATATGTCGATTCCGCATCGTTCATGTTTCCATCATCAAGTGCATCAAACTTATCGCTTACTTCGGATAGTTTGGAAATGTAATCCGTGTAACTTTTCAGCATTTCCGCATCAGGAGAATCGTCGGCCTGATATTTCTCTATGAATTCTACATATGCATCCATAAACTCCACGTAAGAATCTACAGCCTCTTTAAATTCAGGCCGCATACCATCAACAAGCTCCTCATCGTTGGTATCCGAAACCGCCGTATCTGTTGATTCGGTAGAAGTGGCATCCTCGTCCTTATCCCAATTTTTAGAGTTGGAATCAGAATCGATAGAATCCACTTGAATCGAGATTTCATAATTTGATGCAAAATAATACAAAGTTAATTCTGTTTCCACATCAT